CAACGCCTGCGCGACCGAAGCGACCACTCCCGCGAGCGCGTCGGCGGTTGTGGAGAACATTGTGGCGGCTTCGCCGCCATTGTTGAGTCCGCCTATGAGTGATGTGATTGCGTTCCAGAGGCCAGTGAGTTGGCTTTTGAGGCTGGCCGTCGCCGAGGCGAGCATCTGGAAGCCGGGGATGTTGGAGATCGTGTCGCCAAGGTTTTTGAGTTTCGCCTGTGTGGCGGGTATCGCGTTCTCGAGACCTTGTTGGAGTGCCGCTCCGACTTTTTGCAGGGTTGGTGTGACGGCTGCGGTGAATGTGTCGATGAGTGGGATGGCTTGGTTGAACAGGCCGCGTAAGCCGTCGAGGACTGGTGTGGCGGCTGTTTCTCCGAGTCGGCTCAACGCGGCTTTCACGTTGGCCAGGGCGCCGGTGAATGTGGTGCCTGCGGATAGTGCGGCGCCGCCTAGGCCTTCCTGCATGGCGTCGGCGAAGGTTTGGAAGTCGATTTTGCCGTCCGAGACCATGTCGGACACTTCGGCGCTGGTCTTGTTCAGGTGCTTGCCGAGCATTTGGAGGACTGGGATGCCGCTCGACATGAGCTGGAGCATGTCGTCGCCCTGGAGTTTGCCTCGGGCGGCGACGGAACCGAAGATCATGCCGATGTCAGTGAGGCTTCTGCCGCTGATCTGCGCGGTGTCGGCCACGGTCTTGAGGACCTTGGTGAGCTGGTCGCCTTCCTTGATGCCGGATGCTGACAGGCTGGCCGCGACGGTCGCGGCGTCACCCAATCCGAACGCGGTGCCTTTGACGGAGGCGAGCGCGTCGTTCATGATTTCGGTGACGCTCGCGCTGTCGTGGCCGAGGCCTTTGAGTTTGGCTTGCGCGTTCTCGATGTTGAGGGCGCGGGTGAAGCCGCCTTTGGCGGCCAATGCGGTGATGCCGCCGGCGAGGGTGGCGATCGCGCCTGTGCCGACCTTGCCGATTTTGCCGAATGCTCCGCCGATCTTCGAGATGAGGGTGCTGGAGCTTTTCTTGGAGGCTTTGTTGACGGCGTCGCCGATGTCGCCTTCGATGCTTTTGCCGAATCCTTTGCCGGATGGTTCGACGTGGACGTATGCGACGCCTATGTCCTGTGCTGCCATCGTGTTTCCTTATTCGTAGGTTGGGATTCCGATGGCGGTCGGAGTCAGAGGTCGTCGTTGATGTGGAAGTAGGCTTTGAGCCGTTCCCTGTCCTCGCGTTGACGGCGGGTGAGATTGTGCGTCGGGGTTGGCGGGCGGAGCGGGTCGTGCTCGTGGTCGAACCATGGGCGTTTGCGTTGTCCGGACAGCGTCCAGACCGCCTGTTCGGCTCCGTCGGGCGCGTAGACGGCGTTCTGCAACGCCATCCACGAGTGGCTCGTATGGTCTTTGAGGATTTCGCGGGTCAACGCCCAGGCGAGTCCCCAATCGACTCGTGGACGTTGGCCTTCAACCCATTCCCGGAAGCGTACGGGCCTGTAGATCTGCCCGTACGCTCGGATCCAGTCGTAGGCTAGTGCCGCGCGATTGTTGTTCCAGAGGTGGGCGAGGTAAACGCTTTTGGGTCCAGTCCGGATTCCTCGGCCCACGCCTTGATGGTCGCGGTGAGGTAGGCCATCGGACGTTTGGTCTTGCGCAGCACGTTCCAGAAGTTCGGCTGCATCGTCTGGAAGTAGGCGAGGAACGTGCTCACGCAGGCCGTGGTTTCCTCGTCGGACAATGCGGGCTTGCTTTTGACCAGGAGGATGGCCTGGACGAGTTCGATGGGCAGTTCCGCGTTGTTGAGGTTCGGCAGGTCGAGTTTGACGCCGGCGACCTCGAGGTGCACGTCGGGTTTGAGCTCTTCCGCTTCGGTCAGGTCTACGTCCACGACATGGTATTCTTTGTCGCTCATGTTGGCTCCGTTCTAATGGTTGGCGGTTGAATGGGTGTCCCGTGCGGCCGACCGCCATCGGCCGCACGGGAAGAATCAATGGGTCACTTGGCGTCTTCAGTGACGAGGCCCCATGCGTGGAACTGTTCGCCGTTGGTGCCCTTGAGCATCTTGAACGTCATGCTGAAGTTCATGATCTCGCTGGATTTCAGGCTCACGTCGTCACGGTCGCTCACCTTCGCGTTGGTGCCGTACAGGAGGAACGGACGGTCCTGCTGGTCGAGTGCGACCAGCACGAGGATCCACTCCTTCTTCAATCCGGCGCCCTTGATGCTGATGCCGCCGTCCGAATCGACGTCCACGTCGAAGTAGGCCGACACCACATCCTTGCGGCCCTCCATGGCGGCGAGCTGCAGGGTCCAGTAGCCCGGATCCGTGTCGGACAGCACGATGTCGCCGTTGTGGGCCTTGTAGTCGGTGCTGTCGCCCGGTTCCGGATGCAGTACGGCGCCGTCCTCCGTGGAGTAGCCGATCGGCTTCTTGCTTGCCGGCGGGGTCCAGTCCACTCCGGCCGGAGCCACGAACGTGCTGTCGCCCTTGGGGAACAGGAACAGCGCGTAGTTCTTGATCAGGCGCACGTTGCCTGCGGTGTTGCCGCTGGACACGTACCCGTAGTCGGTCGCGCCCTGCGCGGCGACGGTGGTTTTTTCGTTGTTGTCAGACATTCGTCTGCACCTTTCCGTTCTTCGCGTGTGGCGGCACGTTGTCTTTGGTTGTGTTTCAGTTGACGGTGACCTCGAGCAGGAGCACTCCGTACGCGCACACCAGCCTCTTGTCCTCGTCAGTCATGCGTACCGGCCCGGATTCGAGTGACGCGTCGATGAGCGGCGCGACGGTTCCAAGCCCGATGATCTCCCTCGCGATGTCGGCCCACAGGCGTGCGGCCTTGTCCCAGTCGCCCGTATGGTCCTCTCTCATGCAGCGCACGCTCAGCCGCAGCCGCACGTACTGCGAGATTGGGGTGCTCATGCCTTGCATGGAGTCGGCCAGCGTGGCTTCGGTGAAGGGAGGTTCGAGGTCGCTTCGTTCGATGGTGTCGAACGTCACGTCCGGGAACAGTGTCCTCAGTTTGGGCAGGAGCAGGGGTTCCGTGCGCCGGGGAGTGACCGGGATGCTCATACGCGCATCCTTCCGAGCGTGTCCTCTAGCGTGCCGTGCGCCTTCTCCACCGGTGCCGGGCAGATGATCGCCACGCCGCTACGGTTCTTGCCGTCATGGTCGCGGACCATGCAACGGTCATCCTCTACGGCGGCCTCGGCCGCGTCCCTCATGCGCGAGCGCAATGTCTCGTTTTTGAGGATCTGTTGGCTGAACGCCTTGCGGTTGAATACGAATCTGCATCGTTTGGCCATGCTTATCCTTCCCGTTCGCCCACGGTGATGACGTCGCCGATGTGGCGTCCGTGGAGGTTGTTCCACACTTGCGGCTTTCCTTTGACGGGCAGGAGGATGCCTCTGATTTTGATCAGGTCGGTGGCTTGGATGCCTGTCGGCTGGCTACCGCGGATGTGGATCGTGTATTCGATGGTCTGCGGGCTGGCGTTCTCCTCGGTCTGGTCGGTGGTAGAGGTTGGCGCGACCATCGCCTGGAACGTGCCGACGCGGACGGGTTTGCCCTGGATGGGGTTGCCGTCCGTGTCGGTGGTGGACTGGCCGCGCCACACTTCGATGGTTTCCACTAGGACGTCTCCCCCGTTGCCATGTCGACGCTGAACGCGCGCTGAGCGTTGATGCCAAGGATGCGTTTCTCGTCGTCGCGCAGCCAGAGATCGCCGGTGGGCGCTCCGAAACTGTATTGTTCGCTGAAGCTGCCGGTGGTCTGGTTCATCTGCGTGATGCCGCCGGGAATGTCGTACGGGTCGGCCTGCATGATTCTGCGGACGATGTCGCAGGTGATCTTCGTCAGCAGGCGTGGCCGTTCTTTTTGGAGACGTTGCCAGTTCGGGGAGCGTTCCTTGATGTAGTCGGTCACGTCCGCGAGATGCGTGTCGGCCTTCTCACGTTCCTCGTCGGTGAGTTTGTGCCACCTCTGTTCGAGGTCGACGGAGGTGGCGAACACGTCTGGTTCGACAGTCATGTCGGACTCCGTCAGGCGGTGAGCAGGACGAAGCGGTTGATGTCGCGGATACGGAAGCCGACCTCGATTTCGATTCGCACGGCGAACATGTTGTGCTCCCACAGGTTGACCTGCTTGCCGTCGATGGTGATGGACGCCTGGTCGGAGATGCTGGTCTGCATTCCTTCGACGGAACCCCATGCGGCGGAGGAGAATTCGCCGCACACGCCGAGGATCTCTGCCTTGGCCGGTCCCGGTGTCTCGGATACGGCGGGCACGTGAACGCCCTTGCTGATGTAGGTGCGGTTGCCGAGCACGGTGCTCACGTCGGAGGCGGCGGTGCCGTTGAGGAACAGGGGGCGTCCGTTGTTGTCGGTCGCCTGCCGGAGCACACTGCGACCCTGGGTGCTCAACGCCCAACCGTCCACGGTTCCATCCGCTTCGGACACGAGGTCGTCGGCTTTGTTCAGGTTCTTCCACACGTCCTTGCCGATGCTGACGGTCTGCGCGCTCTTCAGGGTGTCGAAGTCCGCACCCGGAGCGTCGACGAGACCCATGATGGTCTTGTCAAACGTGCGGGCGATGGCTCCCGGACCCTTCGCGACCACTTGGTCGTAGAGAGCGCCGAAGTCTCGGCGGAACTGGTTGGAGAACGGCATGATGACCGCGATGGTGTACGGCAGCATGTCCTTCTTGCCGAAGGTGACGCCGCTCTTCGGCTTCTCCGCACCCTCATTGACCCATGCGGCCTCCGGGTCGCCGATGATGATCGGCACGCGAGCACCGTTGCCGGGCAGTTTCATCTCCGGCACGAGCTGCATGAACGCGCTCTGGTATTTTGCGGTCTGCCAGATCTCCGCCTGGGTTTCAGGGGTGAGGTCTAGACCGTTGCTTTTTCGGGTCATGGACGGATCTGTCATGGTTTGTCCTTTCAAATGAATGTTGTTTGCTGGTTGAATCACAGGAGCGTGTTGCTCATGGCGTTGACGAAGTCCTCGCGGCTGGAATGTTTAGCCTTGGCCTGTCCGGTGCGGGCGCTCTGGTCCGCAACCGTGCCGCGGGAACGCATGTCGGCGAACACCTTCATGAGTTTCTCGGCGTATTCGCCAATCTGCTTCTCGTCGTCGCCCGCGAGGACGCTCGGGTCGGTAATGCCGTGTTTGGTCGCGACGTTGGCGCGTATCGTGGAGAGCTCCTTCTCGTGTTCGGCCTGTTTGGCTTCGCTTTTAAGCTTCTCGTTCTCCTCGAGCGCCTTGGAGAGTTTCGATTCGAGGTCGGCGGTGTGTCTGGCCTTCTCCTTGAGCTCCTCGTAGTCGCTTTTCCTGCCGCGTTCCCTGCCGAGGCGTTCGCTGATGATGCGGTCGACTTCCTCCTGGGTGAAGGTCTTCGGCTTCGCGTCGTTCACGTCCTTCGTGGTCGGAGCGTGCTGTCCCGGCTCCTGCTGGCCGTCAGCGTCGGTCTGATTGTCTTCTGCCATGATTGGTAGCTCCTTTTGTTTGGTTTTCCACGCCTGACGCCGGCGAGTTGACGGCCATTCTTGTTGGTTTCGCGCATGGCTGCGCCCCGCCCCATCGCTGGGGTGTGAAAGGTAAAAGAAAAGCCACCACGTTTTCGACGTGATGGCTTTCTGGGATTCAGAGATTTCCCAGCGCTTTTCTTCGCGCGTATTCGGACCGCAGCTCGTCGGTCGACACATAGTCGCCGACGGACCAGCGCTTCTTTCCTTCGTTCCTGACCCATTCATATTCGTCCTGCGGCATGGAGATATCGCCATACTTGCGTTTGATTTCCGCAAGATGGCGCTCATCGGTGACTTCCTTCAAATCACCGGGCATAAACGTGAAACGGTCGGAACGATCCATAGGCTCAATCATAGCAGTCTCAGATAAACGATCGGCCTGCCGTCGGATGCTCCAAGCCCTTCGAAACGAAGAGCCCTTCCTCTCGGCAGAAGAATTTCGTATTCTCCCGGATGCTGAGTGATCGGCTCCACATACACGCCGGCGCTTCCCGGCGGTACCAAGATTCTTGTAGCGATGCGGTCTTCCCCATCAACGTCAATGCCTCCCTCCTTGATGCTGGTGGCCATGTAGCCGATGTGTTCGAAGGTGCGACCGGTATTCAAATCGAAAAGCGACTCCATGTCGTTGACGTGGAACGTCGACAACCGCATCTGCCTGTCGACCGTGAAACGTTCTCGGGTGATATGGTCGGATATCGCTTCGTCGATGCATTCGACCTGATGGATGACGTCTTTCGACGGGTTTCGTCCGCCGAACAGGTAGCCGTTGATACTTTTATAGCTGTCTCCGGTCCAATCCATCAAAGCCGCGATCTTCTCGTCGTTGGAGAATCTATCTCCAGGCATCCTGACGCTATAATCCGACAATCTCGATAGTTCGGAAGCACTGATCGGAATCGATTTGCCGCTCCATCGAATCGTCGGTTGGGCAGTCACACCATCATTGACCTCATCGTGATAGATGCGTCTCAATTGGGCTAGCGTGTCACGCCAGTCGCCGTCATCGCCGGCCGCAGCCTTGGCTGCCTGGTACATTTCACGATACTTGTCCGGATCGTATCCTTTGAGTTTGCTGCTGCCCCAGCTTGGCACGATGTCGCAATCGCAGTCAGCATGGTATTGCATCTGCCGTCCGGCGGTGTCCCCGCTCAGGTAGGCGAAGCCACGCGAGGCGAGCATAAGGCAGAACGCGCATGTCTTAGCCCCTCGCGGCACACGCGCCCAGCGAGGCTTGGTGGGATCGTTGGCCACAGCCCTCTGCATGGTCAGCCGCCCGACGGTCTGAACCAGATTCTGCACGTATTCCAGCGCCTGCTCCTCGTCGGCGAACGTTGGCCACAGGTCGTCGATGGTTCTTCCGGCGTTGTTATGCACGACGCCGTTCTCATCTGGAATGACGTCCTTGTAATGCAATCCCATGAAGTCGGTGTTGTTGAAACCGCCTTCCATCTGCCAGACCGCACGGTCGGCGGTGATGGTCGGCGGCTCGTATTCCGGCATGTCGATTCCGCCGTATTGCGCCCATAGGTCGCGCACATGGCTGTAGTAGTCGGATGCGAGTTTGTTGGCCGCGTCGGCGTACCGGTTGATCTCCGCTTTGATGAGTTCCTGGCTTTCACCGTCCCAGACAAGTCCTGAAACGCTGTTGCCTGCCTCCTTCTGCAAGCGGCTCATGGTGTCCGTGTAATCCTCGTACAAATCATTGAGGTCGAGTTCAAGCCTTCTGCGTCGTTCCGGCGGCAGGTTCAGACTGTTCGGGCTCATTTCCGCCGCCTTCCGGTAGTTTGAGGCTGACCGGCGTCATGCCGGTGAATTCAATGCCTTTCAGTCCAAGCATCGATGCCGCGGATTCCGGTGTCACCCCGGCTCTGATCGCTACTCCCAGTGCGTCGAAGCTGTCCTTCAGCCCCCCCCCCGCAACAGTTGATTGCGTGGAAGCGTCGGTCTGGCGTTCCCCGTCGTCCTGCGTCTGCTCCGTCTGTTGGCGCATGCCGCGAATCTGGTCGAGGACCTGTCCGGCTTGAGCCTTGCGCTGGTCGGCCTTCAAGCGGACGATCTCGCTTCTGCTCAATCCGGCGCGGGTCATGCCGACCTCGCTGTTGGCGAACGAGTCGATGCTGCCGGCGAGCTTGCTGAACGCGTCGGCGCTCATGGAGCTTGACGGAGTGTTGGGGTTCTTCCAGTCGACCTGCAGTTTCATCAGATCATCGTCTGACACCGATGGATCCTGCATCCGTGCCACAAGACGGGCTGCCTGCAGGATCGATTCACCGAAATCCCGGTCGCAATGGCGCGCCTCGATGATCAGGTCCTCGCGCTGCGCCTCGGTCGCGTCGGCGGACGTCGGGTTCGCGTCGGACACGATGCCTAGCGAGCTGGCGGGAATGTTCATCGCGCTGGCGAACATGGCGGCCCAGCTTTTCAGCATCGTCAAGTGCGGGTCCATGCTGGACGCGGCCAGTTGTGTCACGGTCGGGGACTGCCCGTCGATGTCCTTGCTGATCATGTTGTAGCGACCCATATAAAGCTTTAACGCGTCGTCCGTGCCCAATGAGGCGAGTTCTTCGGAAGTGCCTGTCAGCAGGATTTTTGGGAACGCGTAGAATTCGGCATTCGCTTCGGCGCGCACGATGGTGCGGTTCGCGCCGTCGATGATGGCCATAGCGTCCCGGCTGATGCGGGAGCGTCCGAACGGTTTGACCTCGGTAGCCTTGTAGGCGAGGCGGAACACACTGCACTCGTTGTCGATGGTGGGTTGCTCATCGTCCACGCGCCACCAGTAGCCGAGACGGCGCTGCACGCTGATGTTGCGGTCGGGCATGTAGAGCACGAGTCCGGTGGCCTCATTGTTGTCGTCGACGTCGGTGATGGCCATGCACGCCCTGACCCGCCGGTCGGGGTAATCCCAGACGGCGGCCGAGCTTTCCGCGGTATGCGTGCGGATGAGCGGTCTTCCTTCGAAGTCCCGGACGACGCTGAGGAACGAACAGCCGTGAATGAGCGCAGTCTGGATGGCCTGCTGCAGAACGCTAGTGAATCCGATGCGGCTCATGAAGTCCTGCAGTTCGAACGGGTCGTCCACGCCCGGCGAGACGAATCCCTCGAACACGCAAAGCTCGGCGAGCATATCCACAGCCTTGCGCGCCCACCCAAGCGGCGTGTAATGATCCTTGATGGACTTCGGCACAGTCAGTCCAAAATCAACCAGTGGCTCCTTGGCCTCGTAGTAAGCGGTGAGTGTTCGGTTGCGGCTCGCATGGCGCGTCCACACCTCGGCGAGTTCACGCAGCAACGCGTTCTCCTCACCGGAGAGTCCGTCGATGTGCGTCGGCACGACGAGTTTCGGCACCGTTCCGGCTCCTCCCGTAGGTTTCCACCCGTCCGGCGCTGCCGTTGTCTGGATGTCGCTCATTTAGATTCCTCCGATAATCTGTCGTCTTCCCGGATGTCGCTTCGTCGTGCACGCCCCGTACAGGGCGAGTGTGGTGGATACGAGCGGGGTTATGTCGATGTCACTGCCGAGTTTGTTCCAGGCGATCGCGCCGGACTGTCCCAATGGGCGCGTGGTCGCGCCCTTGACGGCCGCGGCCAGCTGCGGCTGGTATTCGTCCCGCGGGTGCTTGAGCGTTCCGGCTTTGAGCATGTCGAGGAACCGGCCGCATGCTCGGCCCATCTCCTGCATGTTCGTGACCGTGACCTTCACATGTGCTTTCTTCAGTTCCGGCAGCAGGCTCATGGCGGGCGACTGCGCGTCGATGACCACGCTGGCGGTCTTCGGCCAATGTCCGGCGAGCCAGTCCACGGCCCACATGGTTCCCGCCTGCCGCGCGTCCTTGATGTTCGCCATCTGGACGATGGCCGAACCGTCCGCGTACCGTAGCGCCGCTCCGATGGTCAGCACGCTCCTGTCCGGAGGCATGTCGATGCCGAAGCTCACGGTTCCTCCATCCGGCACGTCGTCGATGGCCGCGGCCTGCCACAGGTCGGGACTGATGGCGTATGCGGTGGCGGTCTCGTCCCATATGCCAAGCGCCTCACGACGGAATGAATCGTCCGACAGGTTGTTGCGCATGCGCATGATTGCCTGTTCGCTTGTACGTTTCGGATAGCTGGGATTCGCTTTAGCCCACTGTTCGCGGTCGTCCGGATCCGCGTCCTTGTCGGCGGCGAGCTCCACGTAGAGGAGGTTTCCGTCATGGTTCAGCGCATGCATGCGTTTCTCCGTGAACGCCTCGCACTGGTCTCCCGGCTTGGGTGGATTGCCCATATACACGACCAGGGGGTTAGGACTCGTGTTCAAAACCGGAATCATGTTGTCCATCGCGCGCACTGTGAGGATCTGCGCTTCGTCGAACACGGCCACGTCCACGCTGTGCAATCCTCGGCCGAAACCGTTTTCGCGGGCGCCGAACATGATGCGGCTGCCGGACGTGAACGTGATCTCCTGTTGGCCGTTTGCTCTGCGAATGCGTTCCACGTACCGGCCGAGCACTGGATTGTGCTCCATCTCGCACATGTCCGCGAATGTCTCGTCGCTGGTGCGCGTATGGTGGGCGGTCCAGATGGCTTTCAGGTTCGGTGTGAGTATCGCCTTGAGGAACAACGCGGTGCCGACGGTGAAGGTCTTGCCGATCTGCCTGCAGCTGGACAGCACGGCGCCGTCCGCGCCACACGCATACTTGCCTTCCGCGTTCTTGGCGAACAGAAGCCACAAGAAGCCCTGCTGCCACAAGTCGAAACGGATGCCGGCCTTGCGCGCGGCTTTGTTGATTCGCGTGAACTCGCTGCCAACGATGCCTTCCGGCTGGCGGAGGACCTTGGCGATTTCAGACAATCGACGCTCCGACATCGTCCGTCACCTCGTCTTCCTCATCGTCCGTCACCTCGTCTTCCTCATCGTCCAGCAGGTCGGTCAGGCCACCGACCTGGAGCGATTCGATGCGGTCGCATACGGCGATGAGCTGGCGGCTGATCGCGGGCAGCGCGTTCGCCGGCGTCGTGGGATCGGCCATGGCCTTGAGCAGCAGGTCACGGTTGTCTCGCAGTATGTCCAGCATGCTGCCGTCCATCATCCGTTCGAAGCTCCGCTGGTCGAGATCCCTTTCCGGCTTCTGTTTCGTTTCCACGGCTTTGACGGGCGGCTTACCGTTCCGGTCCTGTGCGGGCCGATTCTTTTTCCGACGCCGATAGTCTTTCTGCCTGCATTTCGCGGAGCAATATTTCTGTTGGCTGCCCTTACCACTTGGCCTAAATTGCTTACCGCATACTTCGCAAATCATTGCGTTTCCTTCATTCCAAAACCAGTGAGGAACCCGAGTTCTTCGCGCAATCTTGTTGCAGCAGCTTCCGCCCGTGCAAGCGTCTTGAATGGACCTCTCTTGTATGCCTTCCTATTCTTGATAACCTCAACTTGCCATGCTTTTCGATCGTTACGCCAGTAGACACCACGGATTCCGGATTTGCTGTTCTTATTACAGGAAACACGATATTCGGAATTCTCCTGAACCGTTACTGTTCTCAAATGGTCTGGATTAACGCATGAACGGTTGTGACAGATATGATCAATCACCATCCCATCTGGGATAAACATGTTATGAGTCAATGCATATGCGAAGCGATGTGCCGGAACGGACGTCTTTGCCAGACGGAATGTGCCATATCCCTTTGGGTGATGAGCACCGTTCCATTCCCAACATTTACTAGGGTCAGTGCTTCTGAAGTATTTATTAAATCGTTCTATGTCAGATGCTGACGCTTTGAAAAAGGCCATATTCCGCCTTTCATTCAACGTATGCGTAACACAATTCGTTACGCTTAAATTTCAAGAGAAATATCGGCACTGCACCCGAGGCTACCCCAAGGGGGTATGACCGGGTACCCTGCCCTGGTATCGGGTCAGATGCCGAACGTTTTGAACGGCATCGAGCTTGGTTTGATGGTCTGCTTGCCGGCCAGCAGCGCTCGTGCGTGTTCGTCTGTCTTGTCGCTCTTCATCCTGTTGCAGATGCGGTGCGTGAGCCTGCAGTTAGTGAAGCTGTATGGATCACCGCCGCGTGAGACCGGTATGAGCTCATCCACTTCGGCGCTCATCGGATGTGGTGTCTTCAATGTCTTGTCGACTGGCTTGCCGCAGATGGCGCACACGTCGTATGCGGCCAGCACTCTTGCCCTGAGTTGTCTGCGCCGCCAGCCGTTGCTGACGCGCTCGTTGCGCCGCTTGCTCATGTGGCCTCCCACGTGTATGGGGCCCAGGGTGTTATGGATTTGTCAACGACTATCTTCGCCGTTGGCTTGCTGGAATGCCGGTATAGGGGCTCCCGTATAAGGCCTCTCCCGTGTCTTGTAGGGGCTCCCCATCATCTGCGAATACCCCTACCCCGGGTTTGTTTCATGGGTGCCTTCGGCGGGATTCGAACCCGCGTCCACACGCGGCCACAAGGAAGAGAATCCAATAAAGACTCGCGGCCGGTACGATCTACCACTGATTCCTACGAAGGCATACCGGCAGGCGGATTTGAGCATCACCGCATCACGGAAGCACGGGATTGGCTTGCCTGCCACATTGGGGTATGTCCACTCTGACGGGAGTGGGCGGAGCGTGTCCGATATGCCGTTCGGACAGGACGGGACTGCAACCCAGGGAGTTAGGAGAATCCATAGCGGATATGAAAAGGGTTCAAACCAAGTCACCTCGGTTTGAACCCTCTAATCCACTGACAATTCTGCGTTGCACTTTCGATTTTGTCAAATCGAATCGCGGAGCAGCACCTGCCGATGCACGTCCGAAAGCCTGTACAATGGCCGTCCCTTATCGTTCTCACCGGCCGGCTGAAGCCTGCCACGCTTACGCCACGAGCGAATCGTATTCGCATTGCACTGGAACCCGCATTCGCGCAGCAGCTCAGCACACTCCCCCGCCGTGAACGCCCTGCCCGATTCGATGCACTCCCGCAGGAAACCCAATCGCACATCGACCACGCGATAAGTGTTGCCGCACACGGGACATGCAACGCTTACCGCGCCGACCGCCGCTGTCAATTCGACTCCGCACAGCGGGTTCGGGCATCTTCCGATGCCATGTTTCGCAGGCGGCACGTCGATGATGTCCAGCGTCTTTCGAACCATCGACTCCCACTCATGGTAGAAGTCGGCGATATCAGGCATGCGGCGCAGTCGAGGACTGCCGGCGCAGACACGCAGCATGTCCACCAGCGGCGGATGCACGCCACAGGTAGCCCAAGGCATGGCAGGCGGAGCATACAACCGGCGCCAGAGTGCGATCGCGGCATCCTCGATGTCCTGCATGTGGTCGAGCACCGGCAATCGGATTGGCGTCGGCGCGGCTGGAAGGTTGACGCGTCCAGGCTGACGGCCTCCGTAATGCGCGGTCGAGTCCAGGAACTCATGCAGCGAATCCAACCATGATGGATATTCCCGCAGCCAGCCGCGCATCAGCCCATCGCATCTCGCGCACATGGTGTCGCCGACAGCGCATCCTCCGCCGCAGACGAGGCACACACCGGCGAGCGCTGGTGTTGTTTGGCTGGTGTTTGTTGTGGTGTTGGTGGTGGTGTTGGTGGTGGTTGGTTGGGATTCGTTGGTTGGTTCGTACATTTGTTCGATTCCCTCCGGCGTGATAGTCTGGTTTGTGGTAATGCCAGATCCCGGCCGGAAGGTCGGGTTCTTTGTTTATTCGGTGGCGGAGTCCTGTTCTTCAAGGTCGACGTGTTCGAGCTTGGCTCTATGGTGGAGCAGACCGGCGTATTCATCCATGACGTCAAGCTGCCTGCTCAACAGAGTGATCGGGCAGGTAGGCTCGAAGTCGAGCGTGCCATCCGCATACCGCTGCAGCATGCCCCTGAGCCTGCCAGCACGAGCGGTCAACTCACGGTATTCGACGCGCATCCGCTCCTCATAATCGCCTCCGTCGGCGCTCGCGGGTTGCGCTTGGTCAGCGGCGGCGAGCACTTCGATGGCTTGGCGAACGTATCCGTCGCGGATCCATTCGGATGCGGTCTGCCATTCCTCGTGGATGATTTCGGTGGAGTCCTTGCGGAGCGCCCATTTGAGTCCGAACAGACGTTCGGCGACGGCTTCGGTGCGCGCGTCGATCGGCGGCAGTGGCGGTTCGAGTGTTTCCTCGCTCATTGTTCCGGTTTCTTTCCGTGGGATGATTTATGGTCGGTCTTCCAGATTCTGTGCCAGAACAGCCAGATCATCCAGGCTGGCACTTCGACCCAGATGGTCAGGTACGGCGAGACGGCGTAGATCTTCCACCACCTGCCGCAGATGACGCAATGCTCTATACGCCGGTCGGCATCCTGGGATGGTCCGATGCCATTGCTGGCGCAGATGGCTGTGCCGAGAGCGTTCCGGCACAGATGCGGAGTCCGGTCTTTCATTCGTCGGCCTCCGATTGGGACAGGCGCCACTGCTCGAAAAGACGGTAGGCATCCAGCGAGATGGTCCGGACCGGGCTGAACTTCAACCGCCACATGCAGTCGGCGCACACCTCGGTGAATGTCTTCGCCTGGCCGCCATAGATGAGGCCTATGGAATAGACGGGACTTGAACACCACCGGCCGCACAAATCGCAGGTGTGCATATCCTGCGTGACCAACTCGTCACGCTGCGGCAAGAACGGATTCCCCGCACCCCTTTCATCCACGGCTGCGGCGAGCGCCTTCCTGATCTCGTCCCTGGCGTAGAGGAAGGCGTTGTGTCGGGTCTGGGCGTAGCCGACGAAGGGGGTATTGCCGTCCCTTGTCGCGGCGCGGACGGCTTCGAGTTCCTGGTCGATGAGTTTGTTGAGCACGCCGATGGCGATGTCTGCTTCACTGTCTTTCATTTCGTTTCCCTTCGTATTTGCTGGATGATCGTCTCGTATGGTTTGCGGTGGAAGATGCGTATCCACCATTCGGGGCGGCGGCCCCATATGGTTTTGACTTCGGTGAGAGGAAACCATGATACGTACCATTTTGAGCAATTTCCGCAGTACAGCACCTCGCCTTCCTCCTTCGGTCTGGGATGCTCATGGTCGAACGCTGGCGGCCTTGGCACCAAATAACTTCGATTGCTCATTTTGTGTCCTTGAGTGTGATGCGTTTCATTCCTTCGCCGCCTTCATTTCTTGGATTTCACCGTCGAAAAAATCGATGATGAGATTGCAGATGGCGGCCGCCGACGTTTTGAGCTGGGCTTTTTCCTCTTCGTTTTCGGCTTTGATGGCGAAAACGGCATCCTTGCTGTTGAAATTGATTCTCATTTCGTGTCCTTCGTGGTTGGGCGGACGGTGAATGCGACGAGTCCGGTCTCGGCATGGAATACCTTGGCCGGCTCGCCAGTCCTCAGGGACATGGCCTGCGCGTAGTCGCCGGCATCGTCGATGTTCTCGAACGTTCTGATGCCTTCCGTGGTGACGACGTTGTAGCTCATCTTGCCGGCTCCTTGTCCGCGCCGCTCACATGGCTCCAGTCGCAGGACAGGCCGCCTTGCTTCTCCCATGCGTAGACGACACAGTCCACTTTTCGCGTGTCCTGCAATGTGATGACGCATTCGTAGAAGCCGTGGGTGGTGCCTCCGTCGGTGCATTGCGAGTCGATGGGTTTGACCGCATGCGCCGGCGTGGATGCTTTGGTCGAGCTGCCGCATCCGGCGAGCGCGACGCAGAGTGCGAGGGTGATGGCGGTGAGGGCGGCGCAGATGGTGTTTCTCATTGTTCAGTCCTTTCCGTAGATGGCGAGGCTTCTTATGCCGTCGCTCATGCCGTTGGAACATGTGTTCGGATCATGGTCGATGATGTCGTTTCCGATGCCTTGGAAGCGGAGGGTAGCGGTGCCGTCCGGCCGGCGGATGAGTTCGAGCCGGCCGTCGATGACGACGTCCTGGTCGGTGCGGGCGATGCAGCGGCGGCCGATCAGGATGGCCGGGTCGGCCGACCGCCACTTGTGCAATGGGACGATGATGCTCATTCCCGGCCACCCATCCAGCCGATCAGGAAGGCGAGCGCCAGGAGGATTATCGCGGTGTGGCTCATGCCGTTCCTCCGATCTCCGGGCTGGCCAGCATCTCGGTGATCGCGTCCTTGGCTATCAGGCGCCATGGTTCGCGGCCGTCGTCGTCGAGGTTTTCCCACGTGAGGTGTTTGCGGTGGCCGTTGGCGTGGAATCGGTTGTAGATGGCGTGCGCGACGGCGTATTGCGTGTCGAGGCTGATGACGAGCTGGTCTTGCTGGTCTTCGGTCATTGGTAGGTCTCCGGTCTTGGCGGTGCGAGCAGTGCGGCGATCGCGTAGCTGGCGAGGCTGGTGGCGAGCGCCGCGATGGTCAGTGCGGTGTGGATGGCGAGCCACGTGATTGGTGTCCACTGGTGGAGCGCCTGTCCGATGATCGCCCTGATGACGGCGTGCGGGATGAGCAGCAGCGCGAGGAGGGTGAACAGCGTGGCCATGGCGTCTCCGAGCCGGTCGGCGAGGTGGCTGATGGTCTTTCTCACTTGTGGTCTCCCGTCTTGACGGCGAGTGTCTCGAGCATGGCCTTGTAGTCTTTGATGTCGCGTGCGATGCAGGATTTCACCCGGTGCGGGCCGCTGTCGCCCTGGTATGGATCCGGGGCGCCGAGCACGGTGACGAGTCGGCGGATGGTGGCCATGTCGTATTTGCGGTAGGTGAGCCACGCGTCAGGGTTGAGGTTGAGTCGGCGGAGGAAGTCAAGGTCGAAGTCCACGTTGGTCCCCGCGTGGACGAGGGAGAAGCGCTGAGAGAGCGAGTCAAGGAATTCCTCCACGGCGTTGGCCACGACGACCATGCTGTCATTGCGCACGGAGCCTCCCATGAGTTCGAACAGCAGGCCGTTGTCGGTGTGCATGGAGAAGGCAACGGGGCTCATGGACAGGAGGTCGAGTCTGTCCGGGCGGATGATGCGGGACAATGATCCGAACTTTTGTTCGCCCAGCATGTCGGTACATTCCATACCGATCTCCAATGGCAGGCTTTTGCGCCTGTCCACGCCTGTGGTCTCAAAGTCGATCCACAGCAGCGCCTCCGGTTTGCCGTTATTCTCGTGCATTTGTCATTCCTTCCGTTTGAATTGTCAATGTTTCGCGCATGGTCAATGGCGTGGCCGTGCCGTCCTGGTTGAGCCAGAGCCATCTCCCCTGCCAGTCGCGCACTGGGGTGGAGAGAGGATCTATGCCGAGCGGGACTATCAGCCCGAGGCGTTCGGCCTCCTTCACATGCTGGTGGACCCACCCATGGCAGCCGGTCGTCCCCGAGCCGCACAACTCGATGATGTTGACGGGACTATGCCGCACATCCGGATTCGCCGCGCGACGCAGTTGACGGTGATGGCCGCTTCGTCCGGGCCATCGTGACGGATCGTGGATGTTCGCCCCGCAGCGCAGGCAATGCCAACCCTGCCGCTCCAAAGCGATGCGCTTCGAATCAGCAAACTCACTCACAACGCGCTCCTTCCTGCATCAGGCCGTTGACCAGCACCAGACATGAAGTGCAGTTCGTTCTTAGTCCGGAGGCCATCGCGGCGATGCCGTTATCGGCCTTGCCGCCGGCGAGCGCCTGGAGTTCGATGTTCGCCGCGGTTTCCGCGGTGTCGGTGATGAGTTGGGCGAGTCTGTTGATCTGTTCCTTGGTCATTCGTCTTCCTCCTCGTCTTCTTCCGTGATGGCGGCAACAAGCTGGTCGAGGTGTTCGGTCTCGTCGTCGGATGACTCATAGCCGAGGTCTTGGAGGATCAGGTAATAGCCGGGGATGCGGCGGCTGACGTTGTCGTCGCCACTCCAGTCCCAGTCATTTGGGCTGATGAACCATTCGATTCTGGCGGTGAGGATCATGACCGCGTATGTCGGCCAGTCCGGTGAGTCGAGGTGCGTGTGGAGTTCCGCGAGCGCCTGTTCCGGTTTGATGCCGGCGATGGCGGCGAACTGTTCCCGGGCGCATGCGGCGTCGTTCCAGGTGTGTAGGTCTTTGGTGAAGCCGGTCGGGTCCGGGTCAATTGTCTGCAGGAGTCCGAGCCTTGCCGTGGTCTCGATGAGCTTGGCGCGCTTGATGGCATGGAGATGGCCGTGGAGCCATGCCATGCGCTTGTCAGCCGTCGTGGCGGCGTATTCCTCGAGCACGTGCTGTCGGGCGTCGCGTTCGGCCTGTTCGGCGGCTCGCTGGGCTTCCTTTTCGGCTTCGGCGGCCACATCACGACGATCCCAGAGGTATATCGTCTGCGTCGCTTCATGGACGGAGACCGCGTCTGGATTCTGCTTGCGGAGCTCTTCGATGGTTTCTTCCGGAGTGCCCGCGGCGGGGAAGATGGCGCCGGAGTAATGCCATTCGGAATCCGAGAAGGTCTCTCCGTGATCCTCGATGACGTTGAGACCGGTGGTGCCGGTGGCGAGGAGCGCGGAGACATCGGCGAACCACTGGCTCCGGCGATCTTCCACTTCGATGTTGTGGAGGATGTAGTCGAAGTTCGAGGTCCCCGCGGCGTGCGCGAGGCGTTCCTGACGGTCCGGCTGGCCGTCGTATCGTGCGATGGCCATGAGTTGGCCGATGGTGAGCTGGTCGAAGTCGTCGCGTGTCTTCCTGACGTCCGCCTTGATGCTCGCCGCTTTCGCTCTGTCACGCACATAGTCGGCGCTTCGGCCGAGCCTGTGCGCGACGGCGGCGGTGGTGGCTCCGAGGTCGAGCATGCCCTGGATGGCGTCGGCCTCCTCGAGGACGGTGAGCTGTTCGCGCTGGCAGTTTTCGGTGACCATGGCCTCCAACTGCTGCAACGGGTCTAAGTCAAGCACGAAACACGGCACGGCTCCGGTGCCGGCCTGCTTGCATGCGGCGAGACGACGATGGCCGGCAATGACCCTGTAGCGCTCGCCGTTGGGTACGACGCTGAGGGGCGAGAGCAGGCCGTTGGCTTTGATGCTGGCCGCGAGGTCGGTCACGTCGCCGATGTTTTTGCGTGGATTGTCGGGGTGCGGGTCGATCAGGCTCGTGTTGATGAGCTTGATCTGGTTGCTTTGGTAGCTGCTCATTGCTTCTCCTTGCTGGTTTCTTGGTTGTTGAGTTCGTCTGCGCACGCCTGGCATGCCTTCCACCATTCGCTTGGGTTGCCGTTGCGGAGGCTTCCGGTGTGGTCGTATTCGTCCTCGTGCGGATCCATGAGCCGATGGACGTGTTCGCAGTTCCAGGTGTGCTTGTGGCTTGGCGGCGGCGAGATTGGCTCGGGAGCCCAGGTCTCCCATTGCTCGCGGAGCCATGTGTTGAGCCGTGGGACTTGGCGCGGTGGGATGCGGCCGTCGTTGACGGCTCGCTTGTAGCGGCGGAGCGCGGATTGGAGCCGGACGAGCTGGACGGGGTCTCCGGCGATCGTCGCGTACAGGTTTCGCGCTTCGGCTTCGGCCTTGCGGCCTTTCGCGCCGACGGATCCGGGATAGGTTTCGGCGAAACGGTCGAAGCCGGATTCCGGCGTGGCGGTTTGCTTCGCGGTGCCGGCGGGAGGGGTCGGAGAGGGTATATCGGTATCGGTATCGGTTTTATGCCATGTTTTTGCTTGACTGTCCTCTAGCAAGTTGCTAGACGTTTCGCTACCTGTCTCGCTACTGTTTTGCTCTCCGTTCGCTTGGCTGTTTGCTAGCAAGTTGCTAGACGGTTGCTTGGCCTTTTGGTTGGCGGCCTTACGCCGTCCGCCCTTGCTTCCGGCTTTGCGCCGGGCCTCGCGCTGTTCCTCGGTGAGCGTCTTGGGTTCCTTGCAGATGCCTTCGGCGTAGACGGGCCTCCAGCCGCCGCCGCGCTCCTCCATGAGCCCCATGTCGATGAGCTGCTGGAGTTGTTTCATGGTGCCGCCGGCGTCCTTGAGGTCGAGCTTGTCGAAGTATCCTGGATACGCGGCCGGGTCCTTGGCCTGCATCGAGACGCCTTTGGAGTGGATGACGCACAGCTTGACCCACAGTCCAACGGTGGCGAGCGGCAGGCGGCGGATGCGCCTGTCGTCGGCCATCTGGTCGTCGACAATAAACCACATATCTCTCTTGCTCCTTCCGTGGTTCAGTCGATCTCGCCGGTGTCCGGATCGACGGTCGCCTCCACGTCGCCGTCGTCCATGTCGAGGCTGCGGCGCAGGTCGTCGATGAGGATCATCTGCCGTGACGTGGCCGGCTTCGCGCACATGTTCTCCATGGCCAGGCCGGCGTCGAGGATGCGCTGAGCGAGGTCTGCGCAGTCGTACACGGCTTCGGTGATGGCGTGGATGCCGCCCCACTTGTCGATATGCTCCTGCTTGTTTTTGGTGTCCATGACGTTGCGGCATGCCTTGAGCACGACGGCCGCGGCCTTGGTGACCTGCTGCGTCTTGCCGATGAGGTCGATGAGCGTGTCAGGTGTCGCTTCCTGCGGGATGAGCGCCTGTTGTTCGCTGGCTTTCATTGCTTCCTCCTTTAGAATTCCGGTTCCGGATCCGGTTTGCCGAAGTCCCCAAATGACGATTGGTCGGCCGCCGGCGCGCCCCACGGATCATCGGCCGACGGCGCGGCGGGTTGCTGTGTCTGCGCCGACTGTTGCGGCCGTTGGCTCCAGCCACCGACGCCGGTGTTGACGGTCGGCTGCGGCGATGCGGGGTTGCCGTAGACGGGACCGCCCTGGCGGCTGATGCGGGCGACCTGCGCCGTCGCGTACCGCAGCGATGGCCCGATTTCATCCACTTGCAGCTCCACGACGGTCCGATTGGTGCCGTCCTGCGCCTGATACGAGTGCTGCTTGAGCCTGCCTTGGGCGATGACGCGCATGCCCTTGGCCAATGACCGCACGCAATGCTGGGCGAGGTCGTTCCATGCCGAACAGCGGAGGAAGAGCGCGTCTCCGTCCTCGTACTGGCCGGTCTGCCGGTTGTACTGGCGTGGCGTGTTGGCGATGGTAAAGCTGGCGACCTGCGCGCCCTGGCCAGTGGTTCTCAGTTCCGGATCCGCGGTGAGGTTGCCGACGATGGTGATGACGGTCTCGCCGATGGCCATGTCATTCCCCTCTCACGTATCCGGCCGGTTCCGGGCCGAGCTGGCTGGGATCCTTGGCCTTCCACGCGCATTTCGCGCGCAGGCATCCGGCCTCGCGGTCGATGACGATCTCGCCGAAGCGTGCCGGCGCGACCATGGTGAGGTTCCATCCCCGGTCGCGGTTGAGCGTGGATATGGTTTCGTACAGTTCGCCGATGAGCTCGGCGGACGTCATGCCGACGCTGGCGGGTGTGAGCGGCCATTCGAACCACTTCTCGCCTTCCGGTCTGCTTGGTGTTTTGCTTGGCAACGTTTGCCTCCTTTGGATTGATGTCGTGCCGGGACGCGGATTCGAACCGCGCATCCATCCGCCGACGTGACCTCAACACGCCGATCCATGGCGCCCGCATCCTGTCGCGGGCCCCGGCGAAGGCCGGACGGGAGGAGAAGAGAGAAGATGACCCGCCCGGCTGGTTTTAACGTCTTTTCCTTGACGCGCGGGCGGTTCCGGCATGGCCGCGCATGACGAACCACGTCCATGCCGCAATGTGTGAGGAACCGTCCAAGTCCTTCACTGTCGTTGCTCGTCCAGCCAGCGCGCGAAGCGGGGGTCGGAGCACAGGCGACGCATGATGACGGCCGTCGGGATGAGCACCGCGAACGGCGCGGCGATGAGGTGTTCGATGGGGTGCGTGCAGGCTGGTGTGCAATACAGCACCCACATGGCCAGCAACCACACCGCGAAGATCAGCTGGTGCAGGATGATGCGGGCAAGAGCTTTCATCGTTTTGCCTCTGCTTTAGAATCGGTGGGATGGACATCAATGTGGTCACCGGCGTCGTTGGCGCCGTCACGGGATTGGTTGGTGGCGTCTCCGGATGTGTCGCCTTGTTCCAGGCGCGCCATGGCAACAAGCTCTCGGAGCAGGCGAACGGCTCGGCTGAGGAAGCCAACCGGATCGCCGTCGAATCGAAGCAGGCCGCCGAGCAGGCCAACCGCCTTGCAGGAAAGGCGAACGAGATAGCTGCAGACGCGAACTCGATCAGCCAACGGGCGTTGGCAGTCACCGCCGACCAGACGGTCTACAAGTGGCGGGTCGAATACGATGGAGAAACTTCGACCGTCTTCCTTGTCAACGATTGCCCCGACATAGCACGAGACGTGTCCGTGTTCGTCCGTTTTGAAGACCAGACCGTTGCGCAACGGCACGTCGACGAGGTTGCACCGTTCGGAGAGGTCGCGCTCGAAAGCGAGTTCTTCTCCGAGCAGATATTCGAAGACCAGGCCGGTATCGACCGCCTGAACTCCCAACCCGGCTTCACGTTCATCGGACGTGGATCCTGTCGCGTGAAGGTCCACGTCGCTTACACTACGGAGCTTGGCGCCAGTCGCAACGACGAAGTCGAGCAGCGCCTGACCAACAGCCAGAGGCATTGATTCCATCACAGCTCCTTGTTGATGGTGTCGATGACGATGTCCACGAGGTCGGTCACGTCGATGTCCATCGGTCCGACGATGTGACCGAGCGAACGCCTTGCTTCGATTTCGTCCCACCCGTCGGCATAGGCCGGACGGATGGCGTCGCCATGGTCCTCAAATTCCCTGAATATCGCTTCGACGCAGGCTTTGCGGATGTCGTTCAT